ATTCCCGACCCGACCAATATCGGCAAGGAAAAACTCAAGCGCCAGCGCGCCGCCGTCAACCGTCTGACCGACCCTCTAGAATGCGAGCGCTCATTCGGCCGCATAAGCGAACCTGCATACCTCGCTGGAAGGGCATACATGCTCGTATGCGAGCGCGCCGCCACTCCTGTAGCCTCCGGGTTGCTTGAGGCGTCCAGCGGGGCTGGAGATCGCGATCTGGCGATGGTCAGATCAATCGACCGAATTCGCGAGAAGGTCGATATGCAGGAAGGCGTCGAAGCCGCGCTCGGGAGGTGGGCGGCGTTCATCTTGCGGGGCGTCTTGTGCGACGGGCATAGCTTTTTGGAGATGGCCGAGATCGGCGGGGTTCGGAAGCGGCGGAAGCGGTTTCTTATCTCCAAGGTGTTCCGGGAAGGCGTCGAAGACCTCGCAAAACATTGGGATAGATGCGGCTGGCCATCTTGACGGCGGGCGCGGCTTAAGCTATTGGTTCGGTTAATCGAGAGATTTGCGCCCGGCCCGAAAGGTTGCCGGGCTTTTTCATGGGATAACGCCAATGGCCTGCAAACCAAAGCCGCGCCCTATGCCAAATCCAAGGCCCAAGCCGAGACCGGGGAAATGACCAGCCAATCCAAGCGCAAGCTGGCGTTGCGCAGCGTCAAACCCCACGCCGGGGCTAAGGACAAGGCCCGCGCGGCGAAGGCGCGGGTGCAGTTGTATTTGCGATGCTTCGGAGTGCCTGATGGGTGGGCTGTTGACCGTCTAAAGGCTGAGCTTTCCCGCCCTGATGGGGTAATACCCATAGCGCGTGGTTGGTAATGCCCGTCCTCTCCAACCCCCGCCATGAGCGCTTCGCCCAAGAGCTGGCGAAGGGGAAAACAGCCGATGATGCGTATGAAGCGGCTGGGTTCAAAAGGAGCCGCTCGGCTGCGTCGCGCCTGTCAACAAATGTGAACATTAAGTCACGCGTCGCTGAATTGGTCGGGAAAAGCGCTGCCGCAGCTGAAATCACGGTCGCTCGTGTCCTTCAGGAAATCGGCCGGCTTGGGTTCGCTGACCTTCGCCGAGCATTTGATGAGAATGGCAACTTGAAGCGCCCAGAAGAATGGGACGATGATTTTGCTGCGTCCGTTGCCTCTATAGAGGTTGTGACGCGCAATCTTGGTGAAGGCGAAGTTGAACATGTCCACAAGATCAAGACTTGGGACAAAAATAGCGCGCTTGAGAAGCTGGCCAAACACCTCAACATGTTCATTGAGCGTCAAGAAATTACTGGGCGCGTCGAGATTGTGAGCAAGCGCCAACGCGATGCAGCGGTCACAGCGGCTCTTAACGCCGACACCTGAGGATTTTGCCCATTCTAGGCTCATCTCCTACGCGGCCTATCAATGGCCGGATTATCGCTGCGCGCCGCATCATCGGCTGATCGCGCGAAAGTTAGAAGCTGTTGAGAGAGGGGAAATCTCGCGGCTGATGATCTCTATGCCGCCTAGGCATGGCAAATCCATGCTGGCGAGCGAGTTCTTCCCGGCTTGGTATATCGGTCGCAACCCTGATCATTACGTGGTCACGGCGACTTATGCGCAAGATTTGGCTGATGACTTTGGACGCAAGGTCAAAAACCAAATAGAAGACCCAATGTTCGCGGGGATATTCCCTGGCGTCAGATTGGCGGGCGACAGCAAGAGCGCCAAGCGCTTCCACGTCGAGCAAGACGGGATAGTTACAGAAGGCGGGTTTGAGCACCGCTTACAGCAATCAGGGGCATTCTATGCGGTCGGCGTTGGTGGCCCGCTCACAGGTCGCGGCGCGCATCTGTTGCTGATCGACGATCCAGTCAAGAACCGCGAGGATGCGGACTCTGAGGTCATCCGCAAGAAAACCAAGGATTGGTATACGTCGACGGCTTACACGCGGCTTATGCCTGGCGGGCGCATCGTGCTCATTCAGACCAGATGGCATGAGGGGGACCTAGCCGGATGGTTGCTCGAAGAGCACGCGCACGAAGGATGGGACGTTCTCAGCCTTCCAGCAATCTCGCCGAGCGGCGAGGCGCTCTGGCCTGACCAATACGATATTGAGGCGCTAAATCGCATCAGGCGCGCGCTTCCGGGTCGCGACTGGTCTTCCCTCTATCAGCAAGAGCCGACCCCCGAGGAAGGCGACTATTTCAAATCCGAGTGGGTCGTCCCATTTCAATCGCTCCCGCCGCTCGCTGAAATGCGGGTCTATGGCGGGTCGGATTACGCGGTCACGAGCGACGGCGGCGATTACACGGTTCATGCGGTTGTCGGGCTCGATCCCGACGAGAACATGTATTTGCTCGATCTGTGGCGCAAACAGGCGGCGTCGGACGAATGGGTTGAGTCATGGTGCGACTTGGTCGTGAAGTGGAAGCCGATCGGTTGGGCGGAAGAGCATGGGCAGATCAAGTCAGGCGTTGGGCCTTTCCTTGAGCGGAGAGCCCGCGAGCGTCGCGCCTTCTGCGCAAGGGAGCAATTCCCCACCCGGGGAGACAAGGCCGTCAGAGCGCAGTCAATACGCGGTCGAATGGCGCTGCGCGGCTTGCGGGTCGCAGCTAACGCGCCTTGGCGATCAGACTTCGTGTCTGAGCTATTGCGCTTTCCTGCCGGCGTTCATGACGACCAAGTAGACGCGATCGGCCTTGTTGGCCAGTTGCTGGACAAGATGACGGCGGGCGCGCGGCCGAAGCCAAAGACTGAGCCGAGACGCCCCGATTATTCAGTTAAGGTGAACTCTTCGTATGGCACAGACATTGGCGTCATCTAAATCAGACGACGGCCCGTCGCTCACCAAGTGCCGCAAGCAATACGAGGACTTCGTCTCGCTCAAAAGCGGCGAGCAGCAAGAACAGAAGCAGGCTCGTCTCTACTATCACGCCAACCATTGGACGAAGGCGCAGCTTGACGAACTGAAAAAGCGCCGTCAGCCGCCGACGACAACGCCGCTGTTTGCGCGCAAGGTGAATGGCTTTGTCGGGCTTGTGGAGCGCTTGAGGCAAGATCCCAAGGCATATCCTCGCACAGGCCATGAGGACCAAGGCGCGGAGCTATGCACCGCAGCGCTGCGCTATGCGATGGACCAACAAGAATGGGAGTCGATTAGCCCGATTGTGACGCTGAACAGCGCCGTTGACGGGATCGGCGGTATTGAGTTGGGACTTGAGCCAGGAGATAGCGGCGTTCAAGGGGATTACGATATCAGCGTCGCCAAGATCGATCCTGAGACGTTCTTTTATGATCCGCGCTCGTTCAATCATGACTTTTCAGATGCGCGATTCATGGGCGTGGCGAAGTGGGTCGATATCGACGATGCGCGGCTTCTCTATCCCGACGCGGAAGAGGCAATTGACGGTCTCGCCGACGGGCAAGGCATAGAATTCGTCTTAGACAATGACCGACAGATCAAATGGATTAATGATGATCTAGGCCAGATTTTCATCGTCGAGCATTGGTATAAGCGCGGTCCGCAATGGCTCTATAAGATTTACTGCGGCAATGTTCTTTTGGATAGCGGCCGCAGCTATTTGCAGGATGAGAAGGGCCGCGACGAGTGCCGATTCATCGCTTATCGGTCGTTTGTAGACCAGGACGGCGACGCCTATTCCTTCTTCCGTAACATGCGGTCGCTTGTCGACGAGATAAATCAGCGCAATTCCAAGGCGCTGCATTTGCTGTCGATGCGGCGCATCAAAATGACGGAAGGCGCTGTTCAGGACGTTGAGGTGCTGCGTCGCGAGGCCAGTCGCCCCGATGGCGTGATCATTCACAATGTCGGCTCCGAGCTAGAATTCGATGACGCCAAGACGCTGGCGGATATGCGCGGACAGCTTGAAATGAAGCAAGCGGCGCAGACCGATCTAGAGAACTTCGGTCCGAACCCTGCACTACTCGGCCAGGGTATTGAGAACAAATCTGGTCGAGCGATCGCTCTCTTGCAACAGGCGGGGATTGCCGAGCTTGGCCCGTTTATCCTCGCTAATCGGAACTGGAAAATCCGCGTCTACCGAGCAATCTGGAACGCCATCCGGCGCTACTGGACGGCGGAACGCTGGATTCGCGTGACCGACGCACAGGGCGAGCAGCAATCCATCCAGATCAATACGCAGCAAGTCGACCCGATGACCGGAATGCAACAGATGGTCAATCAGATCGGCGCACTCGACGTCGACGTTAAGATCGATGAGGGCCCGGACCAGATCAACATGCAGGCCGACGCTCTCGAAGTGCTTCAGGCCGCCGCGGCGCAGGGGCAGCAAATCCCGCCGCAGATCATGATTGAATTGCTGCCGTTGCCGGACACGCTGAAAAAGAAGCTGCTCGGGATGTTGGAACAGGCGTCACAGCCTCCGCCGGCTATGCAGCAGGCCCAGGCCATCCAGTTCGCGCAAGGCGAGGCGGACGTTCACAAGACGAATGCGGACACGGCGCTGAAACAGGCGCAGGCGATGAAAGCCATGCACGACGCGCAGATGGCTCCGCCGATGCAGGGAGAGGCCGGCCCGTCGCCGTTCGAAATGAATGTGCAGGCGTCGGAGAGCGCGGCGTCCATTCAGGACACGCTCGCCGCCGCTGATCTGAAAAAGGCGCAGACGGCAAAGGTTATTCAGGACATTCAGCTTGCGCCGCAGAAGATGGCGCAGGAAGCGGCGATGAAACGCCAGCAGATGGCGCAGCGCAATCAGATGACGCGCCAGAGCGCCTAATCAGTTCGTTTGATGCGACGATACAGCGTCCGGCGCGCCCGCCGTCAAAGGGTGGTTCGTTCCTCGCGACGATACAGCGAAAAGGCAGCAGAGAATGGATGGCAATGATGATGCGGCGCTCTTTGAGAGCGTCGTTAGCGGAGACGCGTCTGTAGAAACACAGGTCAGCGAGCCGGTAGCGGAAACGCCGCCCGCCGCGCAGCCACGCGACGAAAGCGGCAAGTTCGCCTCACCTGAGACGGCCGAAGCCGCCGAGACGCAATCGCAAGAGCGAGAACCGGCAATCCCGCCGCATCGCTTGCGCGAAGAAGCAGAGGCCCGCCGGGCTGAGAAGGAACGCGCTGATCGCTTGGAGCAAATGCTATCGCAAGTGCTTCAGCAGCGCCCACCAACGCAGCAGGCCCCGCAACAGCCGCAAGAACCTCCGGATATCTTTACCGATCCAGAAGCCTGGTTCAAGCACAAGCGCGATCAGGAAATTGCGCCTGTGCTCCAGCAGATTCAGGCCGCAAGGCTTGACGATGCGAGAGCGGTTGCGTCCGTTGTCCACGGCGATGAAACGGTAAAAGCGGCTGAGCAGGCTTTCAATGAGCTTGCGAAGCGCGGCGCCGTAGATCCAGCCGAATATCAGCGCATCCAATCGAGCCCCAACCCTTACCGGGCGGCGGTAGAGTGGCATAAGCGCCAATCCTTTCTCTCTGAAGTTGGCTCCGATCCGAGCGCTTATCGCGAGCGGATTAAAGCTGAAATCCTGGCCGAACTGAATGCGGGTCAACAGACCCAGCAACAGACTCCGGTCAATGTCGTGAAAATCCCGTCCTCGCTCAATCGCGCCACGTCTGCGGCTCCTGCAAATCAGGGCGGCGGACAGGTGTTGAGCGACGCGGCGCTGTTCAACTCGGTCACGTCACGCCGACGCTAAGTGATCGGCGGGCGATGAAAGGTTAATACAATGGCTCTCACCGCCAACCATCCCAACAATGAAATCATCAAATTCCGCACGGATGTTACCTTTGACTTTCTGCGGAAATCGCGTCTCGATCCGTTCATGGGTTCGACTTCTCTTTCTCCGATTGTCCGCATGATGGATCTGGAGTCGGACGGCAAGGAATTGCGCGTCCCGCTCGTCACGCAGCTTGTCGGCGATGGCGTCGGCGCCGGAACCCTGCGTGGCAATGAAGAGCAGATCGACTCCTATGGCTTCCCGCTGTGGGCAGACTGGGCTCGTAACGCTGTCGCCAACAATCGCGCCGTGAATAAGGAAAGCTCGTTCTCAGTTCGCTCGACCGCTCGGCAGTTGCTGCGCGGCTGGGCGCGCCGTATCGTTCGAGATGATATTGTCGACGCACTGCTTTCCATCCCGACGTCGTCGATTCAGTCCGGACGCTTCAGCACGCCCGGCAACCGCGTCAACGGGATCAAATGGTCTGCGGCCACGGCGGCCAATAAGAACTCGTGGGTTACGGCGAACGTTGACCGCGTGCTGTTTGGTTCGGCCATCGCCAACTACTCGACGACTTTTGCAACCGCTGTCGGCAATGTCGACTCGACCAACGACAAGATGACGGCGGCGGTCGGTTCTCTCGCCAAGCAGATCGCCGAGAACACCGGCATGACCGCCGGCGCTTACAACGGCAAACCGAAGATCAACCCTTGGATGATCGACAGCGACAACATCAATGGCGCTGGCGAGAACGACCAGGAGTGGTATCTCTGCCTGCTTGGCCAAAAGGGCTTCAAAGACCTTCAGGCCGATGCGACCATGTACCAAGCCAACCGCGACGCTCGCGCGCGTGAAGGCATGGACCCGACGAAGGTCAATCCGATCTTCACGGGCGGCGCGCTGGTGTACGATGGGATTATCTATCTGAAAATCCCGGAAATCACCACGCGTTTGATGCTGACCGGCGTTGGCACTGCGTCGATCGACGTTGAGCCGTTTTTCCTGCTTGGCCAGGGCGCGCTTGCCTACGCCATGGGGCAGATGCCGCGCCCCACGCAGCTTGAAGACGGCGATTACGACTTCGTCACTGGCCTCGGCATCGAAGCGCAGTACGGCGTCGCCAAGATCGCCAAGGCTCCCCTCTCTGCCGGTTCGGGCGCGACGCTCGGCACGCTTGTGGATTGGGGAATCGTAACCGGTTTCGTTTCAGGGGTTTAGCCCCTAACAAATTCTGGATCGCGGCGGGAGAGCATGAACGTATCTCTTGCCGCGATTGCATCCTCAAGCTCATGGAAGTCGCCTACAAAATATATCGTTCCGTCAACTCTGATCCTAACGCGCCACTTCTTTGAAGACAGGCGTTTTGTTTTCATGGGGAAAACGCACTTATGGCCAGTGGAGCTAGCTTTGTTTGGCGCTCTATTCCAGCCATTTTGTAGGACAGTAGCTTCACGTAGATTGCACCATCGATTGTCGTCATAGACGCCATTGACGTGGTCGATCTGCTCTTTCGGGTCTTTCCCGGTCATCATCTTCCAGATGACACGATGAACGGCCCGAAGTTTGCCATTAACCCGAACCTGTCGATGCCCCCAACTGTCAGTAGCGCCGACTTCTTTCCCGGCGTCTCGAGAGTTGTGGGTCTTATTGGTTCTGGTTGTTGGCGGCCTTGGCTTCCATGTTAGCGATCCCGTTTCTGGGTCGTATGAAAACAAGGCGTGAAGCTCTTTTGAGCTTGGAAGTTTGGTCGTCTGGATCGGCATAGCCGAACCTATCAGCAACTGACTACTCAGTCAACAACTTAGGAGGATTGGCTATGGCCGATCGCAGTGCTTGGACTCAGCCGCAGGTTGGAAAACAGGGCTTCGCCCGCACGATGAAATGCTTTGGCTCGGATGTGGCGCTTGTCGCCGCTGATCTGGCGCTGAACGCGACTGTAGGTCTGTTCAAGGTTCCTGCTGGATTCGTTCTCACGTCTCTTTCCGTTGTCGTTCCTGACATGGACACGAACGGCGCTCCGGCGCTCGTATTCGCCATTGGCGATGCAGGGGTCGCAGACCGGTTCATCACCGGCGCGACGACTGGCCAGGCTGGCGGCACCAATACGACGCTTGCCGCAACTGGTCTCAATTACGAATTCACCGATGATACAGAAATCGTCTGGAAATCTACCACTGCCTCAGCGACCGCGGCGGCCGGCACCATCAAGCCGCGTTTCTTCGGCTATATGAAGTAGGAGGCGACATGGGATCTGTGACGATTACCTATCACGCGCCGGAAGGCGACTCGCCTTACGTCGAAACGCGCGGGATGCGGTTGTTCGATGGTCAGGCGGTAGCGCTCGATGAAGCCGAGCACGCCGAATTTATCAAGAAGGCGCACGGAAATCCTCACTTCGAGGTAATCGGCGCGACAAAGGCGATTCTAAAGGCGCTGACGCCAGAAATTAAGAGCGAAGCGCCGGCCGGCGGCTGGCCGCATGACTCTGATTTTGACGCGATGGTAAAGGAAGCCGAAGCATTCGGGATCAAAGTCGACGGCCGCTGGTCGAAGGCGCGGCTGGAGACTGAAATCTCCGCCGCAAAGATCGCCAAGGCGTAACGCTACTGCGGCTCGCACGTCATGTGCGGGCCGTTTTCATTGGAGCATAGACGATGATTAAGCGCTATCTCGCCGTCGCGCTGTGCGCCTTTGCGCTCACGTGGGCGCCGCTCGCCAGTGCGCAGCAAGTGTCAGCGACGCGGTTGGATTTGATCCTCAACGACGTAGCGACGACGCAGGCGCAGAATGCCACCTATTGGTATGGCGGGCGCGGCACACTGATGATTGAGGCCACGGCATGGGGTGGCGGCTCAGTCACGCTCGAATATCAATCTCCGCAAGGCACATGGATTGTTGCCGGCCCGGAAGGCGTCATGACGGCGAATGGACTTGTCGGCTTTGAGCTTCCGCCCGGATTTGTGCGCGCGACGCGGGTCACGGCGACGGGAGTCTATGCCTACATCTTCGGATCATTGGTGAAATGATGCTGCGCCGGGCACTTTCTCTCGCGCTTGTCGCGCTCACTATTGCATGGTCGACGGCCGCAAACAGCGGCGGGGCGACGTTTTCGCCGTTTTTTGGCGGGACTGCTCGCGTCCAGACCGTCACTACGCCTGGGGCCGGGACTTATACCCGTCCTTCAGGATTAAAACTGGTCTGCATTTGGGCGTTCGGCGCGGGTGGCGGAGGTGGCTCGGGCGCGCGGCAGGCAGCGAGCACGATTGCTTCCGGAGGTGCTGGAGGAGGTTCCGGAGGCCGCGATTATGGTTGCTTCACAGCGGCCCAGATCGGCGCGTCAAAAGCCTACAGCATTGGCGCTAAAGGCACCGGCGGCGCGGCGCAGTCGACCAATTCTACGGCCGGGAACAACGGCGTTGCCGGAGGGAACACAACTTTCGGTTCTGGCCTGCTGTTCGCCGGCGGTGGCGGATTCGGGGCTGGCGGCGGCCTATCTGCAGGCTCTGGCGGCGGTGCGTCTGGCAGCGTTGTCGTCGGGGCCAATGGCTCGGGCGCCACGGGCGGCACGGGCGCGTTCAACGTCGCGTCTGGAGGCTCTGCGACGGTCGGCGGAAGTAATTCGCAGCTTTGGCGCGCTGGCGTTGGCGGCGGCGGCGGACCCGCTGCAGGCACGCTTGGCAGCGATGCTGGCACGTCTGGCTTTGACTCCTGTGGCGCTGGCGGCGCGGGCGGCGGGATCACGGGCGCGAATGCTATGAGCGCTGGCGGCGCGGGCGGTCTGTTTTATCTCAACGGCGCGCTCACGTTTACCACGGGCGGCGCTGTGGGAACCAATGGCGCCAACGGCACGACCTATTTCAATACTACCGGCTCGATCATGCAGGGCAGTCTCGGCGGATCTGGCGGCGGCTCGCATGCAACGACCCCCGGTAACGGCGGTAACGGCGGCCAATGCGCCGGTGGTGGTGGCGGCGGGGCAGTGCAGAACGGCGCGGCGTCTGGCGTTGGCGGTGATGGTGGCGACGGCGCGCTTGTCTTCGAGGAGAAATTCTAATGCCCCGCACGACCGCCGCGCTGCTTGAGCGTTCCCTCCAAATCGTCGATCAGGTAGGCGGCGGCCAAGTAGCGACGGCTGAAGACACGGAATTCGCGCGCGACGCGTTGACGTCGCTGCTCGCCGAATTGTCTGCTCGGCAAATCGTCTATGTCTACTTCGATCCTGCTGACCTCAGCGCCGAGGATATTCCTGACGAGCTTTTCAACCCGCTCGCCGCGCTTCTTGCCGCCGATCTACAAACCACGTTCGCCGGCGGGATTGTGGCGGATGCTGACAGAGAGGGCTTAATCAATCGCGTTAGGCGCGTTACAGCGATTGGCCCGTCCTATGAACCGCTCGCGACGGATTATTTCTGATCGTGCGCCGCATTCCAATTCAGTTCTCGCCGGCCTCGTCCAAAGGAGACCATCCACAAACCGGGTCTGGCCGCAAGATCAACGCCATCATCGAGCAGGATGAAGATGGGCGCAAATTCGTCAAGCGCGCGCCGGGTTTAACGCGCTGGTCGCGTGCTCTAGGAACGCGCACGCATACTCGCGGCATGATCGCAGCGAACACAGGCACGCTGCTTGTCGTCTACAACGCCGAGGTGCAATCGTTCAATTCGGCTGGTGTTGGCTCTGTGCGCGGCGCATTGGCGGGAACCGATCTCGTCACGCTGGCGCGGAACAATGCGGCGACGCCGAATGTTGTCGGCGTTTCCCCGGCGAGCGGCCCGTTTGTGCTCTCGGCGGCCGGCGCGCCTGGCGCATACCCGGACGCCGATGTTCAGTCGCCAATCGCGGTATGCTTCACCGGCGGCTATTTTTTCTTCATGTATGGCGACCGTAGGTGCCGGGCGTCCGGTCTCAACTCGACCGCGATCAATTCTCTTGACGAAATAAAGGCGGAATCGAGCGCTGGCGCGGGGCTGCGCTGCGTCGCATTCAGAGGACAATTGTTCCTGTTCTGCGCGGATAAAATCGAGGTTTGGCAGGGCGACCAGCCGAACGCTTCCGGCTTTCCGTTCAACCGCGCGACCATCATTGAGCGCGGGATAGCGAGTACGAATTCGGTTGCTGGATGGGAAAATGAATTCGCCGCTGAACTGATCTGGGCGGCTCCCGACAATATGGTCTACCAGCTTCGCGGCTATGAGCCGTTTCGCATTTCGACGCCGACAATCGAGCGAGACTTACAGGCGCTAACGGATAAATCATCGCTACGCTGTTTCATCGCCGCGCACAATGGCCATCCGTATTTCTACCTGAAGTCGGCGACGTTCACGCATGTTTACGACCTACTCTATTCAAACTG